TCAGTAGTTTCTGTAATATTAACTACAACTACTTCTTTCTCATCAACCGGTTCGGTAATGATTTTTTGTTCGGTGTTTCCTTCGACCACTTCTTGCAATCCCATTTCGGGTTGTCCTGGCTGTAACACGCCTTCATCTGTTGTTTGCTCTTGAACGGCATCGTCTACTGGTTTAGTTGTTAAATCTACTTTTGCAACAGACTGAGCTGATACATGTTTAATAGTAGGAACTTTAGCTTTTTTAATTTTAAAGTCGCCCTCTTGTTTAATTTGTTCTGCCATGATAAAATATTATATAATTAGTTGTGTTGTTCTATTTAGGAGAGAACTGCTCCAAACCAAACCCGCCAAGATTGTCAAATCCTGCTGATTCAAAATCTTTTGGTAATGTGTTGTTTTGTCTTTGTTCAATTAATTCAGATTGTTGTGTGGCTTGTAACTTTGTTCTTTGATCTTTACGATCTTCCATTTTATTAAGCTTTTCTTGTGCTTGAGCAACTTGCATTTGAGCTAATTGCATTTGATAACTAAACTCTTCTGCCATTAATTGTTTCTTTATCAACGCTTCTTGTTGCATCTTTTGAATCTCAAAACTTAGTTTAGATTGCTCTAATTGTATTTTCTGCTCTGTAATTGCTTGTTGCTTCTGTACTTCAGCCATCGCTGTTTCCTGTGCTAACTGAGCGTTTGCTTGAGCTTGTGCTTGTATGTTTGCTTTTTGATTTTCTTGATCTCTTTCTTGTTTCTTTTTTCTCTTGTACTTAAGAGACTGATTAGCTAACTTAATGTTTTTAATTTGTCTTAAGTCAATAGCGTCTTCAAGATCAATACCGCCTGATTGTAAAGCGACTTGTATGTTTTGTTCTAATTGTGCTCTTTCTTCTTCATCTGGTTCTAATTCTAGGAAGATACCAAAGTCATGTAAGTTTAAGTTTTGTAATTCTTTTAATGTTTCAACCGATGATACCGATATGCTTTGCATTAATGAACTTGCCGTTAATGGAAAGTTTAATGAATCAGCAACTCTTCTTGAAATGTTTTCACATATACGTAGAGTTAAATATAAACTAGATTGTAATATGTGTCTTGTTGCAGTGTTTGAATTTGCTGCTGCCATTTTTTGTAACCCAACCAAAGCATCTCTGTCTGGTGTACTAGCATCTCTTGCTTCATTTAATCCGGTTACATCACGTATCATTTGTAAGTAATACTGATATGTTTGTATTAATGATTGTATCTTGCCGCTACCTGATGAAGTTTGTAATTCCTGTATTGGAATTTTAGCTCTGTTCATATCACCATCTTGCGTCATTGATCTACCAACGATACTACCTGTTTGGAAATACATATTTAATGCTTCTGCAGGATTATAATTTGTACCGTTACCTAAATCAACTTCAGCCAATCCGTCAACATCGACAAATACTCCATCTGGAACTAATCTAGCTAATACTTGTTGTATTTTTAAATGTGTTAACTGGATCATATCCGCAAAACCTGTTATACGACTTACTAATGATTCAATTCTACCTTTGTACATTCTTGGTGCACAAATAGCATAATTCATTTGTACTCTTGTTGTATCAGCAAATGGTCTTGTCATATTCTCTGCTAGTTTCCATTCTAACATTTTTTCGTGACCTAATATCTTTGCCCCTGAATATAAAACTTCTATACTTCTTGATACTTTACTAAATGTATCACTTTCTGGCGGATTAAAATCATCTGTTTTTTCCAATGCTTTCTCTAAGCCTACATCTGTTTGCTTAATTTTAAACACTTGGTTAGAAAACGTTTTATATTCAAAGTATAATACTTGTACATTAGAGGTATCGTAATCTTGTCCGTAATAACTACGTGTATAATTTACATCACCTGGATATTTTTCAATCTCTTCTAATTCTTCTTTTGTTAAATGTGGAAATTGCATTTTAACCTCTTCTAACGTAACAGATCTCACTTCGCCAACATAATATATGTCTTCAAAGTTTGGGTCCTCTGTGTAAGAATAAACAAGGTTAGCAGGATCAACATAATCTATTGTTACTCCTTCTGCTTTGTTCCAGTTTGTTTTTGATGCCGCAATACCCAAAACAACTAAATCATAATTTAATCTTTTGTTTATTAACGGATATTTATTATTATCTAATATTTGACTTATTACTTCTTCTTCAGCTATTTCAATTTCTTGCTTGTAACTTAATTGAAGTCTAATTTCTAATTCTTCTTTATCCTCTGGTAAATTAGCAGGATCCATAGTATTATATAGATTTGCTCCTAATGTTCCTTGTATTTCATTTAAAAGATCTTTGGCCATCATATCTTCCAGTATTGCAGAAGCATAATTTGTTTTCTTTTTAATTGAATCTGGGTCTTGTGCGTATGCTTTAATATCGTAGTTCTTGCTAGATATACCGTTAACAACGATGTCCACAAACTTAGGTATAACAGGAACAGGTTTCCAGTCAAGATTCAAATAAGATAAATCACCATTGATTGATAATTCATCTTTATACTTTTGAACTGATTGTTCACCTCTAGCATATAATCTTAATCTGTGGAAGTTCTGCCAGTTGGATCCCCATCTGTTTCCACCACCACCAACTCTATCACCTCTAAACCATTCGTTTTCAATAGCTCTACCTACTTTAGCTCCGTACTCGTAGCTTTGTTTCTCTGAATCTGGTACTACCTGACTAGGAAAAGAACTATTATTATTAGTATAAACCATCTATTATATTATTTTTGAACTAAAACCTTCGTTATTATATTTTTTAAAACCTAAAGACACTGTCTCTTTTGGAGCGTGAAATACAGGTGTGTAAGCGTTTTTGTTGCAAGCCATTATAGCTAAACCTGAACTAATAGTAGCATCATGCTTAGTTCTATTATTTATATTAAATCTGGACCAGTCATTCAAAGTCTTTTGAAAATACATATCCCCGTAGCCACCTTCTAATAAACCTACATATTTGTCGATGTAAGATTCGATAGCCGCCGCATGAGCTTGTAACATATCTTGTGAAGCTGAAGGTATACCACCAATTTCTTTTTCTGCTGGTGATAACTTATTCCATACTTTATCCGGCCTGTTCATTGAATAACCTCTATATCCTCTTCTTTTTAAATAGTAAAGCAATCTAGGTTTGTTATTCTCTGCTAATATTGGCATACCATAAAATACTAAAGCCATTAATACATCTTCAAAAAATATCTCCGCTGTTTGTGGCCTAGCTATATATTCTAAAAAGAAATGACTAGGTGGAACATCTTCCATTGAAAACTTTGTTAATCCGTGTAAAGCTCCTTTAGAACCTCTACTCTCATCAACTGTTCCTGATATATCGTAACTGTCACAACCAAATGCACCGCAATGTTCGTTACCAGGATATTTAACTCCATTCTTTATAATTACACGATTTTGGAGATTTAGCGGAGGAATCCAAGAAATTAAAAACCTACCATCTTTATTTGGTACAAACATCACTTTACTATCTTGTATACCATTCTCCCATTGGAAGCTACCTTGTGTTATAACATTTGAATTTCTTAGATCATCATTATAATCTATTTGCTCATATATTTTTGTAAGGTTAAATAATGATTGCTTTGCTTCATCTCTGAATGCGTGTTGTTCCGTTCTTGGAAACTGTCTGTAGTATTCATTTAAAGCATCTTGATCCGATTTCAAACCATCAACTTCATTTTGCCAATGCTCAATAACCCCATAATCAATCCACATATCATCTGCTCCCTTAATAGGTTGCTCAGGTGTTAAGAAAACAGGCATACCAAATTTATCCATGAATCCTTCAAAGTTCCATTCCATTGGTATAAATAAAGAATATAATCCAGAGCTTGTTTGACCATTACGGTTACGTTTAGTTACATCTGAATTATAATATAATTTTTTAAAGTTGTCTCCTCCTTTATCTAAAGCATTTGAAGTAGAACCCATCATACACTTACCAACGATCTTACTACCTAACCTTACACAGGTTTTTGTAATACGCCAGTTATTTAAAATGTTATCTGGTCTTTCCCATTTACCACTTTCATCATGAACTAATAATCTTAACTTTTCACCATCATAGCTATTGTCTCCAGTATTTTTCCAGTCAATCGTAGTATCTAATCCTTCAAGCTCTTCTAATTGCTCTTGAGCATCTAATTTTCTTCTTGTTAATTTTGATGCAGGTATTCTATAAGCTAATTCAGTTTTCGGACGGTCCATACCATCTTGAATTGGTTTAAAGAAAAAAGGATAGTTTATTGATATAGGTACAACCTTATCTGTAAACATTTTCTTTGCATCGGCTCCTGACTTAGATAGTATTCCATACCTTGTATCAGAACTTAATGTAGCTTGGTTAACTAACTCAGCAGAAGACATAAATGAAAATCCTGAACGTCTATTCTTTAAATAGCACATACCATAACATCTATTATCTGCTTTACAAGCTTCCCAAAATATAAAGAACACTCTGTTAGATTCACGAAAATCCGGAGCACCAACGTCAATCTTGCTCCATTGTAAATACATATAATGGGTACCGGTTATATAAGTAGGTACACCATTGTTGTAAAAAGAAAAACCTTCTTCTCTGTATTTGAATTCTGCATCAATAAAGTCATACCAATTTTCTTTAAATTTATCTGGATATTTATTCCAGTCAAATACACTTTTGATACGCTCAAGCTCTTTTGGATATTTAGCTTGCTCCCAATATTGTTCTTCTTTCTTATTAGATCTTTTGTAAGCGTTTTCAATATAAGGTAATGCAATCTTTAAATTTTGTATCTCTACGATTTCACCAATCTTACCTGTCTTGCTTATAACAATTACGTCATGATCTTTATTATATCCGTATTCCCACTTCTTACTTTTATTAAGCCTACTTATAATAGTTGGTTTAATATAGTCAGTTAATGTGGTTATTAAATTTTGTTCGTACATTATTTAGATCTCCCTTCTGCAAACCCTTTAAAAACTTTGCTTGCTTTTTCACTCGCATCTTGAGCATCTAATTTTTGTCTTTCTTCTTCAATACGATTAAGTATCTCGAATGCATCGAAGATGGCTAACTTTTTTGTTGCTGCGGCATTTTTTAATTTATCTGCGGCTAAGTCGTCTTCCCCATTATCTAAGATAGCTTCTTCAGCAACCTTAATTAACTCCAATACTGCTTTGTGTCCAGCTTGGATTATATTCTGCTTCGTCTCCTCTATATTCATATTTAATTACAATATCATTTGATTTCATACAGTATAATCGTTTACCTTCTATAATAAATTCAAATTCACCGTATGGTTTATATCCTACTAAGTCACCTGGTACTATTTTCGCTTCATTTAAGGAGCTATTACCATATTTTAGTATTCCAATAAGTCTTTGCTCTTTTTCTAAGCTAAAACTGTTATTATTTTTTATTGGCTGTATGAAGCAACGGTCGCCAAAAGCTTTCCATTTGCCTGTATCACCATATAAATATATTTGATCAATGTCTACAAAATATCTGTCTTCGTTAAAGTATGATCTACTGTTTTTTGATTTACCTTTCATATCATAAAATCTTCTAAAAACATTATGATGTATTATTACTTTGTCACCAACTTTAATATCAGTTGTTCCAAATAAAGGTACAGCTAAAACCTCAGCCATGTTATTAACAGCTTTAAAAGATTCAATTGACGTGTTAACGATTAAATCTTTATCACCAACTTTAACTGTATTGTCATATCTATTACCAATAGGTTTAACAATAAAGCTAAATGTGCTTTGCATTAGTATTCTAAATCAAATTCTATTGAGATTGCCATATTGCTATTGAACTTCTTCCAAGGCATAACTTCATCATTCTTCTTTATAAAAATATTGTATGAGTTATCTTCTTCCTCAAATAGTATATGGGAGATTTTATGTCCCCCGTATACTTCTTGATGTACTGAATAGTGCATTGCCTCGTTTTTGTAATCCGCTCCAATACTTATTTTTCTAATGACATTAGCCATTGTTCTCTTCCTTTTCGATTTCAGTATAACTACCGTCTTCTAGGTTAATATTTACAGCGCCATATTCAGACTCCAGTACTGCTTTAAAATCCTCAACTTCTTTGTTAACTTCTGCAACTTGATGTAATAACGAATGTTTTTGTGTTTCTAGAACACCAATATTTGTTAATAACGCATTCAATTCTTTTTGTTGAGCAATGATTTTTTCTAATTGATCTTTCTTAATAGTTTGTGCTTTTGCTTTTTTCATTTTATTTAATTTGATTGTTAATATTAGTAGCAACGTACTGGAGTCGAACCAGTTTAAGCGGGCTTATGAGACCCGTGAGATACCTTACCTCCCACCTGCTGTTTTGTTATTTATATAGGACAACTTGTGTATATTGGCAATCCAATATTAAATACCATACTGCCAACTTCTTCCGTTATCGCACCTAATAAAACTCTATTTCCACCACTGCCATCATATCTTACGTAATCCCCGGTTTGATAGAAAGAACTATCCACTAATTGAGTAGTTGAATTTGGCGGGACAACTTGTCCACAAACCCCATCAATTAAAAAATAAACCATTTCTCCTTGACTCGAGGTTGCGTTAGGCCAACCTATACCAATACCTTGACCCCAACCCATTAGTAAAGTGCTATTATGCCATCACAAGTTGTGGATGTTTCATTACCGTCATTAACCCATACAGCATCTACTATAACAGGAAAAAATGTACCATTTGGAATGTTTGTAAATACTGTATATCCGCTTTGAACGTCCGCACTATATAAATTAGCATTTCCGCCTACTACTCTACAAATTAAAGTTCCTCCAGTACCAATATATAATGCTGCCGAGTTTAAATTAACGGCTGTACTTATGTCTGATGGATTTCCTGTAGGTGTTGCTGTTGCTGCTCTTGTTCCAAAATCTGGTTGATTACCATATTGTCCCATAATTTATTTTTTAAATATTTTGTTGTATAAACTTTGTTTTTTCATTGGTACTTCTAAAACAACACTACCAGGAAACTTATAATTGCTTCCTGGTTGCATTAATTTTTTATTACCTTTATTATCTATGCCTAATACTGGAAAATCTACATCTTCCATAGTTATATCTCCGCTCGGTATAATATTATAAGAATTGTCTTTATCAGGACTATTTCTTTTATAACCTTTTGTAGATATATTTTTCATTTAGCATTTTTTCATTTTCATTGGAGCTTTTTTACCAGCTTTTGGCATGTCTTTTGTTCTTTCCATAGTTTCTGCTGCTTTTTCTCTTTTTACACGTGGAGAAGTTGAAATTGGTGGCATTTTAGACATTTGCTTCGCTGGAGATTTACCAGATTTAAGTTTTGACATTTGTTTAGCTGGAGTTCTAGTGTATTTATCCTCAAAACCTTTTTTACCTTCTACTTGAGTTTTCTTAACAGTGGTAGTTGCTCCGCTTTCTTTACGAGTTCTATTAGCTGCTTTGTTACCAATTTTAGCTAGTTCTCTTTTAGAATAAGTATCTCCAGCATCTCTTCTAGCTATAATACTATCCATAGCCGCTCCTCCTTCTATCTGTAAATCTCTTTCAGATAAACCTCTGTTGCTTTTGTAAGATTTAACAGCTTTTTGAGCCGCTTCTATTCTTTCAGGTGTAACTCCTGATTCTCTTTTCTTAGTTTGTAATAAAGCAGAACTAAGTCCTGAACCAGTTTTCATACCGTTTCCTCTACCTGGTGTTTGTTTGTATGCCATTTTGTTTGTTTTGTTTTAGGTTAATTGTTATCTTGTTTTTGTGTATATTATTTTTGTAACTTTATTAGTATAACAGTTTGTTGAAGTGCATTCCATAGTTCCGTTTTCTAACATCACATAATAGTTTAATGCTTTATCTTCTTCCTTGATACTTGATTTAATAAATATAGATTCTAAATTAATTCTAAAATCTCTATTTATAAAACTTTCTCCTGTTACATTACTTATTTGTTGTACTTTTAGCTCACCAGCTGGTGTTTCCCAAAAGAATAAATGAGCAGACGGTCTGTCTGGCGTCCACCAACCTATAAGTTGTAATGTATTAATCTCTTCTTGTGCAAAAGTATTTACACTAAATAATCCAAGCGCTAAAATTAAAATAAGTTTTTTCATAATGATATATATTTAATTAGATTAGTATTAATATATATATTACGTATAATATTTACTTTTTATTGTTTTGCATAAGCCTC